CCGCTTATGTTCTGAAATGTATCACTTGGCCCACCCACTAAATCCGTATATGAATTTAATTCTTCATCATATACTTGTAATTGTACTGAAGATGCACTATCTCTAAAATTATCTGTCATTGTAAAATTGAATTCAAGCAGGTGTTTAGGTCTCTCATATAGATTTTTTATAACCCATCCTATGTGTTTAAAGAATCCAAGCATAATCTTTATCCTGTCTTTGTTCCTCTTATAGTCACGCTGTTTATTTTTAATTCATTACTAGTTAGTACTGGTGTGGCTGGAAGTGTAGGTTCATTACCGTTAGGTGGAGGTGGAACACCTTCCTGCCATTCACTGCCGTCCCAATAATAATACTTACCAGGAATCAATCCACCCACATATTTCTTTTGTGTTGTACTTGCGTATTTTATTTCTGTATTTTGGAATACATAATCTGCAGGTGTATGTTCTGTTGCTGTAATGTTTATTGTGTAATCGTTGTTTATTTTTAGTGTATTAATTCTATAATTTACTGCACTAAATCCTAGTAGGTCGTATGTTATACTGATAATATCACCTACCTCCATTTCGTGTAATTCTGCTGTGGCTGTAAATGCTACGCTTTTTCTTTTACGACTTTGTGTAAGAATAATATGTGCTAAATCACCTGCTATATTACGTTGTGTAATATGATTGAATGCAAAGTCTTTTGATAATCGTCTGCCGTTATCCTCAGCCAAATAAGTCTGATCTGTTGCACTATTAAGCTCAGGATAAATTACTTCATTTGTTTTCCATTCATTTTCTGGATCTATATATGTAATCTTAACTTGGTTAAAATGTTCTCTTGTACCATTACCTTGTAATTTTATTCCGCCAATTATATGATCTCTAGTCACTGCAAATTGTACGTTAGGTGTTGTATTTTGTGCGTCTGTATCATGTCCTGTATCATGTACTTTTAATTTAAATTTACCTTGTACATATGGCATCCCACTACGCATATTTGCTAAGAATAATTTTGTATTATCCAATAAACTTCTTGCTGTATCAATAACTGCATTACTAGTCAGCATAGGTCCTGATCCGCCTTGTGCGTAATTTACGGTTTGTGCGTACTTGGCTCTTGCTATTGAGAAACTTGGGAAGTTGATTCTATCGTTGCTTAATCCCTTACCGTATCTGGGATTCCTTAAATAATCCAATAAATGGTCTGCTGGGTTTGTACTATACGATAACCCTGTTTCGTTTTCGTATGATACGCTACCTGCCGTTGCGGCACTAGCCGTTTTCTTACCTCTTACTATTGCTTGTATTTTTGGAATACTAGAGAATGGATTGTTATCAGCGTCCTCTTGATTTTCAATCTTACGCCATTCAAATCTACAAGCCAAATATGCTACGCCTCTTAATCTGTGATCGTCTGTAAATTTACCTGATTCTTTTAGAAGCGAACTTGCTGATTGATTGTCTGCTCCTGTGAATACATCAATTTGTTTGCGTCCTTTAAATCTTTCATCATCCTCTGCGATGTCATCAATATAAACTCTTTCAACGCCATCAATCTCACCCTCACATAGTACTACAGCCATATATAGATACTTGTTTCTTTCGCCACCTGTTGTTAAGAATACTATAGGTCCACCAACTTTTCTTTTACCGTATATAACTGGAATATGTTCTAGCGTACCTACTTTGTTAATTAATATTCCGTCGTTTTCTGCTTGTGCGTTTTGTGTGACGTTATAGTCAGGTACATCAAAGAATCCACCCAATAAGTCACCACCTAAGAATCCAACAACTGCTCCTACAGCCGCTCCAATAGCCGCCGCTGTAAAAATACTACCGGCTACTAGTCCTAGTGCCGCGGCACCGCCGCCTATAATCCCACCTATAATAATAGGGACTACTGCACCAGCATATGCTGGTGTTGATAGTAATAATGTTCCTATCAGTGCTACTAAGAATGTTTTAATTTTGTTCATCATTTAATTTCCTGTAAGCATCTGTACCTATATATGGGAAACCCATTTCTTTTGCTACCGTACTGAACTTACCGTTATATGTTGCTCCATCGCCAATATGTATATCCACACAACCTAAACTTTTAGCCCATTCAATTTGTGCATCCACCATTTGTTTAAATATACCTTGGCTTCTGTATTCTTTTTCTATGTATTCATATATTACCGTGGCTCTTAATTGTTTTGTCCAATGTAATGGCACTGCTACCCCTACCGTATATCCTACTAGGCCTTCAGGTACTTCTGCTACTACTACATTTGTTTGTGCTGATGCTATATACGTTCTAAAATTGTCAAATGTATAATCAGGGTCAAACTTTGTATGACCCTCTCCCATCCAATGCTGTTTATGATAGTCCTGTGATAGTTCTACTAATGTTCTTACGTCGTTTATATTTGCTTGTCTTATATTTGCTTGTCTTATCATTACGGCTTACCCCACTTGATTTTATCTGTGACTACTGCGGCTTGATCAAATCCTTTATCGCCTAAGAATATTGTTTGCTGGCTTGCTGAATTTGTACGTCTTCCGTTAAGTCTTTCAAAGTCATAGAATACGCTCGCAGACGTCACCGTAAGCGTACTTGATTTTTCTGTTTCGTTGATACTAAATGATTGTATTTCCCCGTCAAACAGCATCACAGGGCTTCCAATGGCTATGAATTGTTCGTCGTAGAAGTATCTATATATTACGATACGTCTATCAACGTAGTCATTGTTCATGAATAAATTTGTTATTGTATTACTTGCACCACTTAATTGAATACTTACTTTATTAACTCTTGCTTCACCTGTTTCCTCAATGGTGTCAAAACTTAATAACTCACCGTTTGCGGCGAATGTTTTACTTGTTGCTGTTGTTGTGCTAATAGGGCCAATATCCAATGGGCAATTTGTTAGACATAATGGATTATATGGTGCATCGTCAAAATGAAGTTCTAAGAGATCACTGAATCTGATACGATCTCTTGCTAGTTCGTCTGTTATTGTTGAGCCTAGTCCTCTTGGCATTATAGTGCCTCTCTAAACTCTAGTTCATATCCAACCGTATTTCCAGCGTTCATAGAAAACTCTTGTGTATCATTCATTAAGAATACCTGCCAACTTACGTTGTCATATACTAGTCCTTCGCCTCCTCCAACGTCCACTTGTAGTCCAGGTTCTATTGTTAATGATCCTGATCCGCTAGTGAAGTCCACGTCCTCTATAACCATATATACTTTCTGATGGTCTGGTGCGAAACTTATAAAGTCGCCGGCTTTTAATCCGTCTGTTTGTGTTAGTGTTGTTAATTTACCTGAATCTGTCCATGCATTTAGACTGATAGTTGTATCACCGCGTGAATGTGCTCCATTTATTTCAACTACGTGTGGACTATTTAAATTACCTTGTGTAAAACTATATTGCGGTAATTGTACGTTAAATGTATATCTTGCTCCTCTTTGTGTCATTATAAATGCGGCTATAGGCGCCCATTGAGCTCTTGTCATGGGCGGCAGTGTTGCTTTAAATGACCAGTATTGTGTGTTTTGTGTTTTTACTTGTCTGCGTCCGCTACTTGCTAGTGTCACTATACTTGGATTGTTTGCTTGTATATTGACACTTGTAAATGCTGGACTTGTAGGAAATGTTCCGCCACTCATTAGATTGCTATCCTCTCACCTTTTTCGTAAGCCGCGTCTCTGATGATACTTGTTATCAGTCCTTTACGTTCTACGATTAATTCATCAACCCCTCTAGCATCTAAGGCGTTTATATTGAATGTGACATTTACATTTTTACCGCCCATTAGTTGATTGTTAGGTACTATTGTACCTGTTCTATTAGGCACCATTAATTCTGGACCTTTTTCTCCAACCACATATGGTGTATTTCCTTGTACTAGTCCACCTGTCGCTCTACCTTGATACTTTTGGTTTCTTATTGTTGCTATTTGCGCCGCACCAGCCGCCACTATTAGTCCTGCTAGTAATGGTCCTAGTATAGGTCCATATCCTAGTGCTACCGTGACACCTTTTGCTACGTTAACTACTGCTTCAGCCATTGCTAACGCCTTACTTGCTTGGAACGCCGCTCTATTATGTTCTCCTAAGGCTCTAAGTGTTTCTTTACCTGCGCCTTTTAAGAATTCTATTTTTTGTTTTTCTGTAAGATCTGCAATATCCAACTCACCATATTTTCCTTGCGTAAAGATGTCCAGTTGTTTCTGTACTTGTTGTTTTCCTATTTCTGCAAGTTTTTGTTGATGACGTTGTTCTAGTGCTTCTCTTACTTTATGATACTCCGTGACATGACGGAAGTGTTCTCCGTAATAGTCTTGTAATAATTTAAGTTGATTGCGATACGCATATTCTTCCGCTTGAGTCTCACTCATAAGACCCTCTTGAAGTTGCTTAAATCTCGCTTCAATCTTTTCTCTTTGTTTTGCTAATTCTTTTTGGGCTTTTTCGTCTAAGCCTGTTGCTGTTGTGACTTTGCTTGTACTTGCTTGTCCAAATCCATCATCTGCCGTCACAGCCGCTAATTCTTTTTGTTTTTTAATTTGTTTGTCTAGTGTTTGTAAATATTTTAGTACTGCGGCTTCATTTGCTCCAATGGCCCCTGTACTTTTATCTATTGTTATGTTTAAGTTTTCAAATACTATCTTATTGTTGTCTAAAGATTCGCTAAATTCATCTCCAACTTGAACCATATCGCCATATTTTTTCATTAGGCTGTCTGCTTCGTTTCTTAATGATTTTGCGTTTGTTTCTAGTTCGTTAGCCCATTCCTCACCACCTAAGAATCTTATTACAGGTGCAATTTTTTCTTTCATTGTGGCTAAGAAGTTTGTTAAGTGTGCAAATACTTGCATTACTTCATCAACTACTGCCGCGATTGCTACTACAATAAGTTTTCCTTTTACGCCTAGTGCTAAGAATCCAATAATACCTAGTGCTTTTATGTATCCAGGTAGTCCCTCCACCATATTCACTAGGTTTGCTATTGCATTTCCTATAAAATTGAATACTGGTTGCATTCCGTCTAAGACTCTTGCGCCAAATAGTAGTACATCACCGGTTGCTTGTACTATTGCTTGTCCAACTTTCTCAGCCATTTGTTCTAGGCTACCAAAGTTTTGTGTTAGTACGTCATCTAGTGATTTTACTGCCGCTTTTAGTACATCAAATGGTCCACTATCCATCAATAGACGTTGAAAGTTGAAGAATTTATCACCTATCATTGATAGACTACCGTCAAAGGTGTTAGCCATATCCGCACTTGCACCAGCGATACTTACCGTTCCCTCGTCAAATGCTTTTATAATTAAGTCTCTTGATTGTTGTGCTGTGTATTGTACGCCCTCTTGGAATCCAAGCATACTTTTAACAGCTCTATCTCTGAATAAATCTGCCGCTCCAATACCGCCACTGAATGTTCTTTGTATTTGTAGTGCTGTTGTTTGGAAGTCTAAGCCTGAAGCCGCCGCGATGTCACCAGTGATTGCTAATAATTTGTTTAGTTCGTCTGTGTTTTTTGCTACTGCTAATAAACTTGGTGCGGCTTGTTGTATATCCTGAAGACTAAATGGAACCGTCCCAGCAAACTTGCTTAAGATGTCCATAGCCTTACTGGCTTCTGCTGTTGATCCTGTTAGTGCTTTAAGTTGAAACTTTAGATTCTCAATACTTCTTGCTGTTTGTAAGAATCCTCTAGCAACTGCGAAGCCTCCAAACGCCGCCGCCGCCGCGGTGATGGTTGCGGCGAGATTTCCAAATCCGCTATTAACTCTTGCTAGCCCTCTGTCAAATTCACTTGTATCTAGTTTTAGTTTAACGGTTTGTTCTGCCATGGCGTTTTGTTTCCTCTGCTTCTAGTTTTAAATAAGCCAGCCAAATATTAACTTCTGCTGTACTCATTTCTGACACCTCTTCAAGTGTCTTGTTTAATATACGACCCAGTTTGCACAGAACTAACAGGTCTGGATCGTTTCTTAGTTTTTTACGGTTTCGTCCAAATCGTAGTTAGTTGTTGCTTCATTAGTATTTAACTCTGTTGCAATCTTAACTAATACGTCCGGGTCCGCTTGATTTAGTAAGATAGTTCTTTCCGCTGGCATAAACATTTTACTACCGTCTTTATTTCTTGCTTTAGTAATAATTGTTTCTACTAGTGCTTCTACGATCTTACCTTGCTGGTGCAATTGCATAATTGCACTTTGATCTTTAAATGTACTAATTTTTTTATAATAGATTGTTGTATCCCATTCAGGTACTTCAATGCTTTTCATCTCGTCACTATTGCGTGATTTAAAATGTTCTATCGCTTTTGCGATTACTGGATTACCTTGTGTCATCTTGTTGTCCTTGTGCTTTTATTTTTAATACTTCGTAATGTGGGACCTGTCATACCTTTTGGTGCTTGACGTGATCCACGCATACCTCTGCTTGTTAAGTGTCGTCCTTTATCTAGTACACCTATATAAGGGACGTTATTATATATTACATAGCCTCGCCCTTCTCTGCGTTGAGCCCAGCCACGTTTCGCTCTTCCTGTATCAACGGGTGTTCTGTCTTTTACCCCACGGAAGATTGTATTAGCAAGAGAGCGAGCCTCACTGGCTCGCACTCTGCGTAATTGTGTTGCGATACCAACACCTGTCAATCTTATTCCTAGTATTGACACTTTACTACCTTACGCTTGTGGCGTTGTAGTTAATGCGCCAGTTCCTTGGAACGTTAGACTTCCTGTCACGGTTGTATCTGTACTACCTGTCACACTATAACCAGTAATGATTACAGAGCCTGTAAATCCAGAATTACCGGAATTAGTTCCCTCAGGATAGATCTGTATTGCTACAGAACTTGGGGATGCTACGTTTAACATATCCAATTCAGGGATTGCTTCGTGTTGTGAAGTACCTTGTGCGTCACTTTCAAATACGAAATCCGCTGATCCACTGAAACTTGATAGTGTAGGTACAAAGATTCTATTGTTAGAATCCATGTGACTCGCGTCTGCTGTATCTTGTGTTGTGTCAATAGTATAACTTGTTAATTGAGCGACTGCAACGCCACCAATATTAAGAACACCATCATGACCTCTGATTACACCTGCC